ATGGCTGGCACAAACAAACTGAGCGACAAAAAGCTTAAAGCGTTGCTGGGTTCTGAGCGCGAAGCACCGACAATGATCGCCGATGGTGAGGGGCTCAGCGTTAAGGTTTCGGTACAAGGTAGTGTTAGCTGGGTGTTTGCTTACCGGCTCGGCGGTCGTGGTAGCAAGCTGGAGCGTATTACGCTTGGGCGTTACCCGGATATGCCGCTAAAACTTGCGAGAGAGAAGCGGGAGCAGTGCCGCCAGTGGCTGGCTGGTGGGCTCGATCCAAAAACTGAGATCGAACTGAGCACCGAAGAAACGCTGAAACCTGTAACGGTAAAAGATGCTCTCGAATATTGGCTGGTTAACTATGCCAGAAGAAAGCGAAGTGATGAGGAACTGGTACGGGCGCAGCTGCGTAAGCATATTTACCCGCGGCTGGGTCGCTATCCACTTACCAGATGTGAAACCCGTCATTGGGTTGCCTGCTTTGATGAAATTAACCAGACAAAACCAATGACTGCCGGTCGAATGTTCCAGATCTCGAAACAGGCTCTACGATTCTGTAAAGTTCGCCGCTACGCTGCCAGCGATGCCCTAGCTATTCTCACCATTCAGGACGTAGGCCAGCCCTCCGGGCAGCGTGATCGCGTGTTGTCAGATAGCGAACTCGCTGATGTATGGCGCTGCACAGATGGCGATGATCAGCAGCCATATTATTTACGCCTCCTCAAAATGCTGGTGCTATTTGGTGCCCGAACGATGGAGGTTCGCCTCTCTCGATGGTCAGAATGGGATTTTACATCGTGGATTTGGACAGTACCGAAAGAACACAGCAAAACCCGCGAGAAAATTGTGAGATCGATACCAGAAGCTATACGCCCATGGCTGGAAGAGTTGAAGCGCGAGACTGGCAAAACAGGTTTGCTGCTCGGAGAGGAGCGCACACGCCAGGCTGTATCATTGAAAGGGCGAAGGCTTTTTAAAGATTTCCACCATAACGAGCCGTGGACACTTCACGATCTACGCCGCACGTTCTCAACAGGGCTAAATAATATGGGCATAGCACCGCATATTGTAGAGCTGCTTCTGGGGCATGCCTTGCCGGGCGTCATGGCTATATATAACCGTAGCCTGTATTTGCCAGAGAAGCTGGACGCGCTGAATAAGTGGTATGACCGCTTGGAACTTCTTGCAGGTAATCATCAAAATGTGGTTTTGTTACCTGTAGCGAATAGAGATTAAACTGATATTGCGGGTCTAGGTCGGCCAACCGAAAAGCGGGAAACCCTACCCGCCTGGCTCGCAAGTTATTAGGGGCGTTGAGGGTGACGATATGTTAATTAACAAGAAAAGCGATTTGCCGGAGTATTTCGATATAGGGAAATATAAAACTTTTGAATCATTAGATGATAGAGAGTTTTTTAATCAGTTATTAATGCGTCATTATATGGTCGCAGACTATGAGAAATGGATAGATGAAGATGATTTAAAAATAATAATGTCTAATCCAGTAGCTGACAGAAAATATAGCGAGGATGCTTTTGCTGGTGTTGATTGCGTGCAATCCGATATGCAGGAAGATAACTCAAATGCAGGTAAACGGCTTGGTTCGTCAATGCTGATTGAGCCTTTACAGCGTCACGATATATTCAAAATAATGCACTCTAAAAAAGTAGTTGATGAATATGATGATGCTGATACTTTGGGGTTGCTGGACTGTATTAATCTGATTGATAACTTCGGGGATGATTTCTTTGTTAAATTGGATTTACGTTATCCTGATGAATTTTTAATTGAAGACTTATCATCTTTGCTTTCATCATGGCGAAATTCCTTAAATATTCCAGACCCAAATAATGAACTATCAATAAATTCTTGGGAAGTAGCCAGAAGGAAGATAATAAGTTATGGAATCTTCCCCTATGCTGACCTGTTCTGCTGGCAAAAAATTACAGGAAACAGGATAAGCAGTAGTGTAATTGCCGGTTCGATTTTCCCTGATCTATCAGTCGGAGAAAAGAAACTCTGTGAAACTATTCGGCCTTTTTTCGAAAAAAATCTTGCAAATTTTTCGTTGGAAAAGTTTGAGAGAGAAATCCGGGAGAGGTTGATTGAGCAAAAAAATAGGCGTAGGAAATGATTTTTTTTCTTCTGTATCAGTAAGATGATGTAGATATCAATATTCCTCCACAACACAAGAACAGTTAGGAAAGTGTCCTTCTGAATGTGTGAAGTGGAGGAAGCATGTCAAATACTCTTTTTACCCCGCCAACACCTGAACAACGCCGCACCATTCTCGCAGAATATGGCATTAAGTTTGATCGCCGTATTCGTGAAAGTGAATGCTTCGAAATAACCAGCCTTTCCCGTTCCACCCGCTGGTATATGGAGAATGAAGGTAAATTCCCGCCACGCTGCCACTTTGGCCGTAATAGTTGCGCATGGCTTTTGTCAGATGTTCTTTGGTGGGTTCGCAATCCACCTGCTGTTGAGAACGTCAACACCCCTTACAACCGTAAATCCGCGTAGGGGGCGCTATGCAAAAATTAAATGAGCTGGTTCCGGTTAACCCCGGAAATATTGGCGGCGTGGCGGTATCGCTGGTCAGTGCTAAAAAACTCCATGCGTTTCTCGGGGTTGGGCGTGATTTCACCACATGGATTAAGGGGCGTATCAGCCAGTATGGTTTTACTGCTGGTGTAGATTTTACTGTGGTTGAAAATTTGAGCGCCCCCGTTTCGGGGAGCGCAAAATATCGCCAACAAATTGCACATGATTACCTGATCACCATCGACATGGGTAAAGAGCTGGCAATGGTTGAGCGCAACGAAAAAGGGCGGGAGGTGCGCCGCTACTTCATCAACTGCGAACGCCAGGCAAAAGCCGCCGCTAATATTCCCCAGACGTTACCGGAAGCCCTGCGCCTTGCTGCTGATCTGGCAGAAAAGGCAAGCGAACTTGAAAACCGGCTGGTGGCCGCTGCTCCAAAGGTTGATTTCGCTGATCGCGTGGCGGAGATCAGTAAGGGGATTTCCATTCCAAACTATGCCAAAGCCGTAGGGCTTGGCCCCATCAAATTATTCGGCTGGATGAGGCAACAGGGGATTCTCATCAATGGTGGCCAGCGCCACAACCTGCCTATGCAGCGTTATATCGATAGCGGTTATTTTGCCGTTCGCCAGGGAACGTATGAAACGAATGGCGAGGTAAGAGCCTCATTCACAACGATGCTGACGGGGAAGGGTGAACAGTGGTTAACGAAGAAACTGATCGCTGGTGATGTATTGCCGGAGGTGCCGAATGCTGACGCTGAATAAAACAAAGGCAGCTTTGCAGAGCTGCCAATGTTACGACCAAAAACTAAAGCTGAACCAGAATACCAGGCTTATTGAAGGTGGTCAAAGCTTCGCCCGGCACAATTTTGCGCCAGCTGATTTCATTCAGGATTTTTGCTCAATGCCGCGCTGCTGTAATTCTTTTCTGACAATCCGCTTTAACCAAGCCGATAAGGTCGCGTCACCATCCTCTTTCATTGCCACCATCATGGCTTCCTCTAAAGCAGGATCTACACGGAAAGCGATTTGTTTATTGCCTCTCGGCATTTTTATGTTTGACATGTGTCTGACACTCGGCGTAATCTTCGTTGTGTCAGTCAATGTACATCACGTGTCTGACACTTGTAAAGCGCGAAGCCCGGCAGTGTTACCAGCACTAACCGGGCCTCTAACCAAACAGTTATTCGAGGTAACAGTTATGGCTGATCAACAGCATACCCAAACTCGCCCGAAATTTACATGGAGATTTCTCTCCACCTCTGAGCGCTACCCTACCGCCAAACCATTGGTGATCTACGTCAACGCATCCAGTGAGCAGGAAGCCCGAGACACCATGCCCGGCGTAACCCTCATTTTCGCTGCCCGCCTGCCGTTCCACGCATTTCAGATTATGGAGGTGCGCCATGCGTGAGTTAACGGATAAAACCACGTCGATAGCGTGTGAACTGGCAGCTTTATTGATGGTTGTCGAAGAATGCGACGTTGATCATGTTGAGCGGGAAAACCTTATCAGCCTGGCTAGACGAGTATCGGATCAACTGGCGGCAAGCATGGTCGAGCAGAACTCAACGGGGGTACTAAATGGATAACTTTTACACCTACCGCAGCAATAAAGATTTGCTGTTATTGGCGCAAGAGGTTGCCGCGCTTCTGTCATGTGCTGCTTACCTTGCGACTATCAGAGGCGAGGAAGAGCGTATCCATGTAATGAGTTTAACGGGCTTGGCTCAACGCCTTTCTGATGAACTGGCAAACTCACTGGATATTTCTACTTTTTCATACCCTGAATCACAGGGGGCAAGACAATGATCAGCAATGTGAAATTTATCGAACTGGAAAACCGTGTCGATTTGCTGGTTAACCGCGTCCTGGAGTTAGAACAGCAGGTGCGCACACTCACCGAAAGCCAGGGGGGAGATATTCCTCCCGGTATGGCCCCGGTCGCCACGCTGGCGGCTGAGTTCGGCATATCGACGAAAAAAGCCGAAGAGCTGGCAAAAAACACGGGCGTGATGCTGGTCAGGATGAAAGCTGGTGGCTTTATTGCGCCAGATAGCAAATTCAGAGAGGCGGCGAGGCAGGTTCTTCGCAGCGCGAAGCGCAAATATGGATCGGCGTATTGGTATCACCCATTACTTGGCAAATTTCAGATGAGCGGAGGTATCCCACAATGACCGATATTTTTGAAGTGATAGGCCCATTGTTCCGCAAACTGACCGAAGCCTGTATTGCTCACCAGACAGCGGAAACCGGTTCGGCAACCTTGCTGGTGGAAAGCGATAAGTATATGGCCCGCTATCGCTTCACGCTGGAGCCGCGCGTAACTGAAAACGTATTGATGAAGTATATGATTTTTGGCTGCTTTGAAGAGTTCGGGCGCGATGAGGGGTTAAGGCGTTTGCGGGATATTCTGCTGACCTGCTTTACCGACGATGGCGATATTAACGAAATGGGGTTGCAGATAGTGAAAAGCTGCCACCTTGAGTACCTGCATGAAGACCTGGGCGCGGATATGTCCAATAAGGTGTTGCACTGATGAAGATGAAGAATGCCCCGAATATTAAATTCCTGCCGAAAGACAAATTTACCGAGGCGATTATTTTTGCGGGTGAAGATGCCTATTCACATGTGCAGCACTGGATCGAGAGCGAAGGTAAAAGGGCATGGGATGATGTACCGCCTGTTTATCTGGGCAAAAGGCAACTGGCAGAACTGGAACGATTAAACATCGTTGATAACGGCCGTCGCAGTGTTCGTGTGATCCGCGCTGGCGAGCTTTCCGAAATGCAGATAAGCACTATCGCAACCAAACTGGCGCTGGCGGATGTGAAAGAGGCCCGGCTGTTTAATGGCATGTTTGAGCCTCAGCCGAAGGAGGACTGGACGGGCAGGCTTCCACGTCTCAAAGAAGAGGCCGAACGCGGGGAAAGTATTGTGGTGAACCTGCCTGTGAAAAAACGGGAGCCAAAGCCTGAACCGGGCGATGAACTCAAACCCCGCGTGGAAAGCCGCAGCGATGGCCTGTACTGGATCACGCCAAAGGTGGACAAGGATAGTGGCGAGATCATCAATAACGAAACGTGGCTGTGCTCGCCTCTTGAGGTGGTCGGCTCCGGTAGTGACGGGGCAGAGCGCTATCTTGTTTTGCGCTGGCGTTCGCCGCGTGGCCATGAAGATATTACCAGGGCGATCCCCTGTGCTGATATCGGTGAGCGCGACGGCTGGCGCTCACTTAAAGCTGGTGGGGTGAATGTAACCACTAAAAGCACCTTCCGGGCGATTCTGGCCGACTGGTTGCAGCAAAGCGGCACTGATCGGGAATGGATTATCACCCATACCACTGGCTGGCATCATGGCGCATATATCATGCCTGATGGTGAAGTGATTGGTGATCCTGAGACGCCCATTCTCTTTAACGGTCGCAGCGCTGCATCTTCCGGGTATGCCATTGCTGGTACTGCTGCTACCTGGCGGGATTCCGTCGCCCGTCTGGCCGGGGGCAATCCGTCCATGATGCTGGGCGTGGCAGCGGCATTATCCGCGCCGCTTATTGGCCTGGTGGGTGCTGATGGTTTCGGCGTCCATTTGTTCGAGCAGTCGAGCGCCGGTAAGACCACTACCGCCAATATTGCGAGCAGCCTGTGGGGTGAGCCTGATGCGTTGCGGCTTACCTGGTACGGTACTGCGCTTGGCATAGCAAACGAAGCGGAGGCGCATAACGACAGCCTGTTACCGCTTGATGAGGTAGGACAGGGCAGCAGTGCCAAAGATGTTGCCACGTCTGCTTACACCCTGTTTAACGGCGCCGGAAAGTTGCAGGGAGCCAAAGAGGGCGGCAATCGGGAGCTTAAACGCTGGCGCACTGTGGCGATCAGTACCGGGGAAATGGATATTGAAACCTTCCTGGCTGCTGGTGGGCTGAAAGTGAAAGCGGGCCAACTGGTGCGCTTGCTCAACATCCCTATGGAGAAATCGACGGCCTTTAACGGTCTGCCAAACGGCAAGGCTCATGCTGACGCATTGAAAGAAGCCTGGATTGATAACCACGGGGCGGCGGGGCGTGAGTGGGTTAAATGGCTGGCAGCTAACCAGCAGGAGGCTAAACAGGCGGTACGTGACGCGCAAACGCGCTGGCGCGGCCTCATCCCGGCGGATTACGGTGAGCAGGTACACCGCGTGGCCGAACGCTTTGCAATCCTCGAAGCCGCGCTGGTAACTGGTGCATCAATCACCGGATGGAGTGAACAGGCCAGCCGTGACGCTATCCAGCATAGCTTTAACGCCTGGGTGAAAGAGTTCGGCACTGGTAACAAAGAGCACCAGCAGATCATCGAGCAGTGCGAGGCGTTCCTGAATGCCTACGGTTTAAGCCGCTTTGCACCGTTGCCCTATGATCCCTCCAGTATGCCGATTCGCGATCTGGCCGGGTATCGAAAGCGCAAAAGCAGCCATGATGATGCGCCGCTGGTGTTCTATACGTTCCCCGCAACGTTTGAGAAGGAGATAGCTCAGGGCTTTAACGCCAGGCAGTTTGCCCGCGTGCTTGCCGCTGCTGGCTTGCTTTCTGAGCCGTCCAGCGGGCGTGGATACCAGCAGAAATCCCCGCGTATTGATGGGCGTCAAATCAACGTTTATGTGCTTCACCAGGTTGCGGAAGGTGGAGAAGAATAAATTACACATGTGAGGGTTGTTAATGTTGGTTCAGTTGGTTCAGTGTCTATTTGTTATGTTCATATGGCTGTTTTATATGGGTTTAATGTCAAAAAAATGAACCAACACTGAACCAACAAATAGCAGTTTTGAACCAACAAACGGGCAGTTTGAACCAACATTTTAGAACCTCATGGACTGAACCAACATGAAAATACCCAATGTTGGTTCAAATCGGGGCTTTGTTGGTTCACTCATCGAAAAATAATCCTTATAAAACAATAATCTTTACAAAATGAACCAACTGAACTGACTGAACCAACATAGTTTTGTATATATACGTGAAAAATAAAGAGGTCATTAATGAAACTGATTGGCAAAGATAACGGGCATATGAGCGATCTCAAGTTTCTCTACAGCGCCGTTGATGAGCTTTCAAATAAAGATGAGATTACGGTGACGGATTTTCTGGCTCTGAGCGCTTTTGTCACTTCTGAAAAACTTGATCTGGAATCGTACCAGTCTGGGCTGGAAGAAGGGGGGCAAGAGTTGTCGAAAGATGCCAGCGCTTACCTCGATCTTCTACAGAGGATGGCGGCTGATTTGTCGTACCCAACCTCTGGCCTTGAGAACGCTATCCATAGCGCACAATCAACAGCAAGCTGGGCTTTCTATCAGTGGGGGCTGGATAAAGAATAATCATCCTGCTTAGCAAAAAAAGGCCTGGTTTCTCCAGGCCGTCAAGGCTACATGAAATAAATATCTTCTCCCCGTTCGAATACATCAATAATGCCGTGGGCTTCTGAGGGGCATTCTCCGTTAGTAATCAGCGTCTCCCAGAACTTCTGATCGAAACGATGGTCGAGGTAAAAATATCGGCAAATTCCTAAGAGATCACCTCGTTCCCATTCAGGCTTGTATCGAACCTGAAGTTCATCTTCTAGCGCGTAGAAGGTGAGCCTTTCTTTTTTTATCCATGCATCATCAAGTCGCTTGGCAAGAAAAAGTGTTTTTTCCTTTGAGGTAGTGAAAAAATCGGCAAAGGGTTCATGGGGTTTTTGCGGGATGCTACCGTCCGTATCATGGAGAGCTGGATAAACTCCAGACTCCCAGGCATACAGGTAAGCATTGCTGAACTCATCGTGATGCTTTCCGATATGCATTATCTGAATGCGCTGCTGGTTAAAAAGAGCCTGCATGATGTTGTGGTCAGACATGTTAATCCCTCGTCCAGAGTAAAAAGTAATCACCAAAACAATATGGTTTATTCCTGCTTTTGTAAATTATTTGTTCTCCTGTTTTCGCTGCTGTTTGCGACAACATAGAGGTGTTTACTCATTGATTATTATGTATATCTTGAAGAGTGGCACTCAGACGTGAGCCGCCACTGTCCACCTGGTTTTTTCCCGTTCTGCGACGGTTTCCTTTCCAGGTGGACATCCCTCCAAGCGCTGGTTTCACGTCTCAACGTTAATTGTTACGGAAACCACTCCATGAAGAAATTACTTGAATTACGCCAGCAGAAAGCCGCACTCAAAACCCAGATGCGTTCCATGCTGGAAAAAGCTGACAACGAAAAGCGAAGCCTGAACGATGAAGAGGGCAAGCAGTTCGATGAACTCCGCGCCCAGGCAGATGCGCTTGAAGTTGAAATTACCCGCCTTGAAGCTGTCGCCGACGATCAGCGCAATTTGCCTGGTACTTCTGTTGAAGGTAAAGGTGTAAGCAACGATGAGCTGCGCCACTACATCATGACCGGCGATACCCGCTCTCTTTCCACGCTGGTGCAGGCCGATGGCGGCTATACCGTTATCCCTGAGCTGGACAAAGAGATCATGCGCCAGTTGCATGACGACAGCGTTATGCGCTCCATCGCCACGGTGAAGACCACCAAAACCAACGAATACCAGAAGCTGGTGTCAGTGGGTGGCACTACCGTTAAGCGCGGCACCGAAGGCGAAGCGCGTACCGAAACCAGCACACCTAAGATGGAGCGCGTTGATATCAAACTCAACCCGATCTACGCCTACCCGAAAACCACTCAGGAAATTCTCGACTTCTCCGAAGTTGATATTCTGGGTTGGCTGTCTTCCGAAATCACCGACACCTTCACTGCTACCGAAGAAACCGACTTTGTGAACGGCGACGGTGATAAAAAATCCAAAGGGTTCCTGTCCTATCCGCGTGCGGCCACCAGCGATAAAACCCGTCCGTTCGGAACGCTGGAGAAAATGGAAGCTGCTGCCGTTTCCTCTGATGGCTTGATCGACCTGCTGTATAAGCTGAAAGCCAAATACCGTAAAAATGCCGTATGGGTGATGAACTCCAACACTGCCGCTACGCTGCAAAAGCTGAAAAACGGCAACGGGGATTACATCTGGCGTGATCGTCTCGTCGCTGACTCTCCCGATACCCTCCTTGGCCGTCCGGTTCAATATCTGGAAACCATGCCTGATGCGGCTGCGGGTGAAGCGTTCCTGGCAGTCGGGGACTTTAAGCGCGGTTACTTTATCGTGGATCACACTACTGGCGTGCGTACCCGCCCCGACAACATCACCGAACCTGGTTTCTACAAGGTGCATACCGATAAATACCTGGGCGGTGGTGTGGTGGACTCCAACGCCATCAAGGTGCTTGAGCTTTCCGGTTCAGGTTCCTGATCTGACGTTTAAGGGGCTTCGGCCCCTTTTTGCCCTTTGTGGAGTCCAACAATGAAAACAATCGATTTTGAAATCCGTACCTCCGAACTGAGCGCCAGCAACAAAAAGCTGGTGGGCTATGCCGTGCGCTGGAACAGCCTGTCAGAGGTGATCTGGGATGAGTTCCGCGAGCAGTTTGCGCCGGGGGCGTTTAAAGACAGCCTGGCATCCGGTAGCGATGTGCGTGCACTGTACGAGCATAACTATACCCAACTGCTGGGGCGTACCAAATCCGGCACGCTGGTGTTGTCCGAAGATGATACCGGGCTGCGTTTCGAGCTGACCCCGCCAAACACCCAACTTGGCAATGATGTGCTGGAGCTGGTGGAGCGTGGAGACATTGCCGGCATGAGCTTCGGGTTCCGTGCGCTGAAAGAGTCCTGGGATATTACTCCTACACCGTATATTCGCACTGTTACCGCTGCCGAGCTGCGGGAGATCACCGTTACTTCTATGCCTGCTTACCCTGAGTCCGGCGTGGAAATTGCGCACCGTTCTCTGTTCTCCCAACATCCTGAACTGCGCCGTGCTGGTGATAACCGCCGACGCTGGGCTGACTTAGCGGGGCTGTGATATGTGGAATATCTGGCCTTTTGGCCGTAAATCTGAGCCATCCGAACAGCGCAGCATGACGATTGATGAGTTTCTGGCGATGGCAGGGATTCCAAATACCGGATCAGGCGAATATGTGTCTGCCGGTACTGCGGAATCCCTGCCGGCGGTGATGAATGCCGTGTCAGTTATCAGTGAGGCAGTGGCAACAATGCCCTGCTATCTCTACCGCGTGCGCAACGATAACGGGCGAGAAGCGCGAGAGTGGTTGAGTAATCATCCGGTAGATTTTCTCCTGAATGAGCAACCTAACGATTGCCAGACGCCTTACCAGTTCAAGCGCACGATGATGCGCCATTGTCTGCTGAACGGTAACGCCTATGCGGTGATCCAGTGGGGCCGCGACGGTCAGCCGGAATCCCTGCATCCGTATGCGCCGGGGGCGGTTGTTCCTGAGCGTATCGGCCAGCATAAGTACAAATACACTGTTACTGAGCCGTTTACCGGGGCAGTGCGCACCTACTTGCAGGAAGAGATTCTGCACCTGCGTTACTCGACCGATGATGGTTTTCTGGGGCGCTCGCCGATCACCATCTGCCGTGAAGCGCTGGGGTTAGGTCTGGCCCAGCAGCGCCACGGTGCCAGCATTATGAAAGATGGCATGATGGCGGCGGGCGTAGTCACTACTGCTGAATGGCTCGATAGTGTGAAGGGTAAGCAGGCGCTGGACGCGCTTGAGCGCTACAAAGGTGCCAGAAATGCCGGTAAAACGCCGATCCTTGAAGGTGGCATGGACTATAAGCAGCTTGGCATGAGCAATCAGGATGCTGAGTGGTTGGCCTCCCGGCGCTTCACCATCGAAGATATTGCCCGCATGTTTAACGTTTCTCCCATCTTCTTGCAGGAATACAGCAACAGCACCTACAGCAATTTTAGTGAGGCGAGCCGCGCCTTTCTTACCATGACAATGCGCCCGTGGCTGGCGAACTTTGAGCAGCAGATTAAATCCGCGTTGCTGGTGGCATCGCCCGTACCCGGAATACGTTATCAGGTGGAGTTCGACTCTGCCGATCTTCTTCGAGCCACTCCAACCGAACGCTACGCAACTTATGAGCGCGGTATCAAGAACGGGATCATGAACCCGAACGAAGCTCGCGAACGCGAAGGGATGCCGCCGCGTGAAGGTGGCGACGAATACAGCCAGGCATGGAAGCAGGAAGTGAAGGTCAGTACCGATTCTGAGACTAAGGAGGATGCGTCATGAGGCCGGGAGGATTAAGGCAACGCGTCACGATTCAGAATTTTACTACCAGCCGAACCCCTTCTGGTGGCGTCATTCAGGAATGGTACGACGTTGCGATAGTCTGGGCAGAAGTGAAGGGGATCAGTGGCCGTGAGCTGATTGCTGCGGGTGCTGAAATGTCCGAGGTTACATTTCGTATGTGGGTACGTTACCGCTCTGACGTAACCAGCGCCAGCCGGATCATCTGGAAACAGAAAGGACATGATGCAAAAGCATTTGATATTCAGTCGGCAATTCCTGATGAAAAGGCTACCAGGCTGGAGTTGCTTTGTAAGGGAGGGCTTAAGCCGTGAGTGAACTAATTGGGCTTGATGAGGCAAAACTTCACTGCCGCATCGATAACGATGATTCCTATGAAGATGCAATGATTCAGGCATACATCGAAGCGTCACTGGAAGTCTGCCAGAAGCATATCGGTAAACGGTTCGGTGCTGGCCTGGAATTCACTCCTGCCATCAAGATCGGATGCCTTATGTACGTTTCCCAACTGTACGAATACCGCACGATGATTAGTGATGTGGAGGCGAAAGAGATCCCCCTTGCTATCTCTGCATTGTGGTCTGTGTATCGCGATGTGGGGGTGTACTGATGCCGTGGCAACCAATGCGCCGGTGCACTGAGCCGGGATGCAATAAGCGGGTGAAGTCTGGTAAGTGCGATGAGCACAAGCGGGAAGCCTGGCGGGCGGAAGATGCCAGACGCGGCCACCGTCGCGCCCGTGGTTACTCAGCATCATGGGAGAAGTACCGCGCTCAGTATCTGAAACGTCAGCCGCTATGTGTCGAGTGCCAGAAGCTGGGCCTCTACGTTCCTGCAAAGATTGTCGATCACATCATCCCTATCGACGGCGGTGATGATGTTCTGTTCTGGCCTGAGTGGAATCACCAGCCGTTATGCCAGATGCATCATAACCAGAAGACCACGCAGCAAGACCCCATCACCAAAGCGAACCGTAAGGCAGGGCTGTACCGAGAGCAGGAAGAGCGTGCAGCCCATCGCAATGACTGGATGTATGAGGCCAGAAATGAATGAGAAAGACGTGGTGAATCTGTACCGATCATTGATGCGCTGCCGTGATGGCTTCATGCAGGGGCGAAGCAGACGCAATGAGCGCCAGCCTGTGCAGCGTATGAGCGAGCGTGAACGGGAGTTGCGGGAATGCTTCCGCAACCGCTGACAGGTCGCATGGACGGGGTGGGGGAGGTTTTCAGGACAAACCTCAAGGTGCCAGGCACCGCCCGCCCCCTCAAATTTTTACGCACGGTGATTTTTTTGAAAATAAAACGCGATGGAAACGAGAAATTTTTATGGCAAGACCACCAAAACCGCCAGCATACCTTGATGAGTTAGCCGCGCAGCAGTGGAAAGCAAAGGCGAAGCAACTGGCCGAACGCGGTGATCTGACTCCCGCCGACTGGAACAACCTTGAGCTTTTTTGCGTTAACTATTCGATGTACCGCAAAGCCGTGGAAGACCTTGCCAGCCGTGGATTCAGCATTGTGAACAGCCAGGGCGGCGAGAGTCGAAATCCAGCGCTAAGCGCAAAGGCCGACGCTGAAAAAATCATGATTAAAATGTCGTCGCTGCTGGGCTTTGATCCGGTAAGCCGCCGCCGTAACCCGGTAGAAACGGAAGAGGAGGACGAGCTTGACCGTCTGGAATGAGTACGCAAATGCGATAAAAACGGGCGAAATTCCGGCCTGTAAGCGCGTAAAACAGGCCGTGGAAAGGTACTTTTCAGACCTGAATGACCCCCGATATGAGTTCGATACGGCGACTGTAGAGCGGTTTATGGCGTTCTCGCGGCTCTGTCCTCACGTCAAAGGCCCGCTTCGGGGCCAGCCAATCGATCTGGAACCGTGGCAGCAGTTCGCCTTTGCTAACCTGCTGGGCTTTAAAGTCAGAGAGACAGGCCGCCGTAAGTACAGCAGCGCCTTTATTGAAGTGCCGCGCAAGAATGCCAAATCCACCGTGGCCGCCATGCTGGCTAACTGGTTTCTGGTAATGGAGAAGGGCCAGCAGGATATCTACACGGCGGCGGTGAGCCGGGATCAGGCCCGAATAGTGTTCGACGATGCCCGCCAGATGTGCCTGCTGTCAAAACCGCTGAAAAAGCGCGTAAATATTCAGGCGCATAAGGTCATTTTCCCGAAGAGCAACAGCCTGCTAAAGCCGCTGGCGGCGAAAGCAGCCACCATTGAAGGGACTAACCCCAGCCTGGCGATTGTCGATGAGTACCACCTTCACCCGGATAACGGCGTTTATTCCGCCCTTGAGCTGGGTATGGGCGCCCGTCCGGAGGCTATTTTGTTTGCCATCACTACAGCCGGGAGTAACGTTGTCTCTGCCTGTAAACAGCATTATGACTACTGCTGTCAGATTCTGGCCGGGGAAGAGAGCAATGATTCGCTGTTTGTCCTGATCTACGAGCTGGACGACGAAAGCGAGGTTGAGCAGCCGGAAATGTGGATCAAGGCCAACCCTAATCTGCATGTGTCCGTTGACGCGGCGAAACTGGAATCCACCATCCAGAAAGCGCGGGGTATACCGTCACAATGGGTGGAGATGCTTACCAAGCGTTTCAATATCTGGTGTCAGGGTTCCACACCGTGGATGGGGGCTGGTGCATGGGATGCCTGTGCGCTCGACTATAGCGAAGACGATCTGGCCGGAATGGAGTGCTACGCCGGGTTTGACCTGTCCTCTACCAGCGACATTACCAGCGTGAGCTACGCTTTCCCGTTCGACAGGGAGATCCGACTCCTGACCCGCCATTATCTGCCGGAAGCGCAGCTGCTTAACGTCGCCAACAAAAACCGCGCCATCTACCGCCAGTGGGTGAAAGCGGGCTGGATACGCACCACGCCAGGCGACTGCATCGACTATGACCGCATCCGTGACGATATCCTGCGCGATGCTGAAACCTTCAATATCCGGCTGGTGGGCTTCGATACGTGGAACGCCACACACCTGCGCACGCAGCTACAGGGGGCGGGCCTCGATGTTGAGCCGTTCCCGCAAACCTATCTCAAATTCAGTCCGGTAGCGAAATCCTTTGAGGTGTTCGTTAATCGCAGAGTGGTGCGCCATCGTGGCGATCCGGTTCTGGCCTGGGCGATTGGTAACGTGGTGATGGAGTCCGACGCCAACGCCAATATCAAGCCCAACAAGAAGAAATCCTCCAACAAGATAGACCCTGCGGTATCAGCGCTGATGGCGTTCGGTACATTCCAGGCTGAGCACGAGGATTTTGCATTCGATATGAGCGATACTCACAAGCAACGATTGGCCGTGTTTAATGGAATTTAATTTTCTAGAGCAGTAGGATAGGAATGCATAGATTATGCACAGCCATTACTCTGAAAATAAGGAATTTATATGTCGTTAGCTCAGAAAATGAAACTACAAGATCTTAAAGCAAAAGCTGAGGAATACAATGCTCATCGGCGCGAGTTATTGACAAAACAAATCAATGATGCAGCAACTACCATTCAGAAAGATACCTTAGAATTTTTTAAGTCTAAAGGTTTTTCTATCACTGGTCAGATGCCGAAAATCAAAGCTACTTATAGTGGTGGGCTTGAAACATCCATTGACTTCTCTAACCTGACTGGAAGTTTTTTTGGATGTGATGGTGGAGTTGACTTCAAATATGAAAATAAATCGTTTGTGCTTAATTACTCTGTGAAACGAGGAAATGCTCCTGATCGTGGAACCCTAGCTGGTAGTCCTGACGAAGTGATGCAAAAAGAAATTGAGTATTACGAAGGTAAATTATTACCGTTTTTAGAATCCACAGGTGTGTCTGATCTGAGTGGCGAAGTGATTTTGTTCTCAGTTTTGAAGAATGTAACTAACAGACCAACCACTCAGAAATACGATAGTGTTGAACAAGCATTAAACAGCTTTATGAATTAAATCTCATGTACCATGCCGCTTGTAATCAAGTAGCATGGTACTCATTACCCTCGTGATTTTTCTTGCTATAATCCCGCCACTTTGGATTGTACTCATGCTTATGTGTGATTTCGGCTTTGTGCGATAGTCCGTATATCAATCGGTATATCAATTTTTGCAGAAATCTATAGTAGGAGTTCTAATTTAACTGATAAGAATCAGTGAGATATATCAATTATGAAACATATTGTTGAAGTGATGATCCCGGAAGCCGAGATCAAAGCGCGTATCGCCGAACTGGGTCGTCAAATCACCGAACATTACAAGGACAGCGGCAGCGAAATGGTGCTGGTCGGTCTGTTGCGCGGCTCTTTCATGTTCATGGCAGACCTGTGCCGTGAGGTGCATGTGCCCCATGAGGTCGATTTTATGACCGCCTCCAGCTACGGCAGCGGCATGTCCACCACCCGTGATGTGAAAATCCTGAAAGATCTGGATGAAGATATTCGTGGCAAAGATGTGTTGATCGTTGAGGACATCATCGACTCCGGCAACACGCTGTCAAAAGTGCGCGAGATCCTGAGCCTGCGTGAGCCAAAATCGCTGGCGATTTGCACCCTGCTGGATAAGCCTGACCGCCGTGAAGTGCAGGTGCCGGTGGAGTTCGTCGGTTTCTCTATCCCGGACGAGTTCGTCGTCGGTTACGGTATTGACTACGCACAGCGTTATCGTCATCTGCCGTATGTTGGGAAAGTGGTATTGCTGGACGAGTAA